CAAGAAAGGCAGCAGTTTGGACAGCTCAAAATAACAATAGCTATGAACAACCATTTAGTTATGATTCTGAAACTGATACGTTTAGTATCAATGACCCATACGATATTTAATTATAGGAAAATATATGGCATTACTTTGTGAATATACTGAATTACAATACGACCGTAGTATTCTAACGGAAGCAATGGACAGTAACAAACCATTAGTTCTTCGTAATGTCGTATTACAACGTGCCGATGCCAAAAACCAAAACGGCCGAGTCTATCCAAAAGAAATTTTGATGCGTGAAGCGGCTATGTATAAGAAGAACTTTGTGGAAAGCCGCCGAGCATTAGGTGAACTCGACCATCCAGAAAGTCCAGTTGTCAACCTTAAGAATGTTTGCTGCAATATCGTCGGATTATGGACAGAAGGTGATGACGTTCGTGGAGACATTGAAATACTCACCACACCAACTGGTAATATTGTTCGTGAACTTATTAAGAACAATATCCGTCTAGGCGTATCGTCCCGAGGTATGGGTTCGGTAAAATCGCTTGGAGAAAACACCGTTGAAGTACAAGAAGATTTTTCGTTAATTTGTTTTGATATTGTTAGTAATCCATCAACTATTGGTGCATTTATCAACGAAAATGTTCAATCAAAAGTTGTTGCGCCTTATGACAATATTGACAAATTAATTCACGATTTCCTCAGCGAAATAAAATAAAAGGAGAAATATATGCTAGGATTTATACTTATACTCGCACTTTTTGTTGCAATTGCTTGGTATGTCATTAAGGATATGAATACTCCGTTAGTTAAGACCGTAAAGACAACTGCACAAAAAGTAGAAGATACCGTAGAAAAAGTAGTAGATGTCAATAAGGATGGTGTGGTAAATGTTGCTGACGTTAAAGCTGCAGCAACAAAAGTTAAAAGTGTAGCTAAAAAAGTAACTACAAGAAAGCCACGTAAAAAAAAGGACGTATAATATGATTGAAAACGTCGAACAGACGCTAAAACGTATTGTTGAAACGGATACACCAGACTTTGTAAAAGGTAAAATGGTAGATACGTTTACGGCAAATATGTTGATGACCGTGATTCGTAAATTAAACGAAGAAAACAAACAAAAACTGTTCGGTCGTTCAATTAATGAAATGGTAGCTGTTGCGTATAAAGTACTTACTTATTAAAAATGGCAAAGGGAAAGACTTTATTTGTAACAGATTTTGATGATACCTTGGCACGCACAGATGCCAAGGTTATTGTCGTTAGAAATGGTAATCGGATAGAAATGGATCCAGCTGAATATGCTACATATGAAGAACAGCCGGGCGATCAATTTGATTTTTCAGAATTTGAGCAATTAAAAAATCCACGACCAATTCAACGATTTGTTAAATTATTAAAAGCTGCAGTAGAGAGCGCAGATAAAGTTGTGGTTTTAACGGCCCGAGGGCATACTAGACCAGTTGCACAATTTTTAAAAATGATTGGAATTCGTTCGGGTAGTGTTGCAATTGCGGCACTGGGAGATTCCAACCCAGAAAAAAAAGCAAGATACATAGAAAAACAAATACAAGACGGATACACTAGAGTTGCATTTGTTGACGACTCACCAAAAAATATTGAAGCAGTCAATAAATTAAAAGCAAAATATCCAGACGTTAAGATGTTGGTGCATCAAGTAAAAGAACCTGAAGAACCTACAACATCTCCTAAAAAAGAAGTTGAACTTCGTCCTATTAAAAAAGGTGATGACGATTACGTACAAGCAGACGAGTGGATACGTACCCAACATTATCTCAAAAAATGGCCAAAGTCTGTTCAATCCACATTAGGCGTATATGTTGATGGTAAATTGTCGGGAACATTGGTCTATGGTATTGGGACAAGAGGGCAAGCGGCAACCGATATTTTTGGACCAGGTGTGATGGCAAACAATCAACTGTGGGAACTTCAACGGGCGTTCACTACTGACGAAGCAAAACAATTAGTACCAAATCTTGGGTCAATGGTAATATCGCGTGGTAATGAATACATTCGTACAAACGCAAAAACTAAAGACGGTAAACCAGTAAAAGCAATTGTATCCTACGCAGACAGCGCACAAGGTCACGCAGGGTCTGTGTATAAAGCAAGTAATGCAACATATCTTGGAGAACAACCACCTCGTACTGGTTGGGCAATTACGGATCCAAAAACAGGCGATACAGTAACTCGAACAACAATTAAATCTTCTGTACTAAAATCGTTAGCAGACAAAGGATTTTTTATTGAGAAATTAAAGCCGGAAACTGGTAAACATAAATTTTTATACGCATTGGGTAAAGACCAGAATGAAAGGGATCAGTTGTTAGCTCAAATTAAAAAACCTATATTTGATTATCCAAAGGACGGGCAACCTGCGAAAGAAATTGAAAACGCAGCAAAAAAACGTTTGGCTGTAAAGAAACCACAACCAGCACCACCAACTACCACACCAAAATCAAAAAGAGAAACAATAAAACAATTATTAAGAAGTAAAGTCACTAATCCAGATACGGGTGAGAAGATTTTTGTACAGACGGCATTACGTAAAGACAAAACACATTCAGCGTATAAACAAGCAATGGGTATGGTAAATGCGTACGCAAAAAGATTTGGAATAAGAGTTAAACCACGTTAAATAATTTCGGAGGAAGTATGGAAGTTACGGTAAGAGAAGGAAAAGATGAGTTGTCAAAGGCTTTAAAGGTTTTCAATAGTATGGTAAAAAAATCAGAACTAATCCCAGAACTTAAACGTAGAGAATTTTTTTTGAAGCCATCTAAAAAACGTATAGCAAAGCGCCAAGAAGCTCTTCGTAGACGAAAACGGGAAGAAAAAAGATTAGCTCGTCAAAAAAAGTATTAATTAATAAAATTGAATTTTTAGAAAATAACCTTATATTTATTATAGAAACACTAGTTTATTATTAGTGGGTTTAATTTCAAAGTAAAATAGCAGATACTAATATCTACTTAAATCCCTATAGGAGTAACATTTTATGGCAGAAATTACTAACAAGCTTTTAAAACAAGCTATTGCAGATGCAGAAGCAGTTCGTGAAACTGCTATTGCTAATGCTAAGCTCGTTTTGGAAGAATCAATCACCCCACAAATTAAGGGTATGATTGCACGCCGTCTCCGTGTTGAAGCAGAAGGTGCTACGGAAACACCAGAACTTAAGAAAGACGCACCAGAAATGGAAGAAGCAACAGAAACACCATTTGAAGATGGTGAAGCAGAAGGTTCTTCCGAAATGCCAGCTGACAGTTCAACTATCGGCACCGGCGACAACAAAGAACCATCAGATGATGCATTTGATGCATCAGAAATGGATATGAGTGGTGAAGCACCATCTGATAGTGAAACCGATTGGTATGATGATTGGGACGAAGCAGATTTCGATCTCGGTGAAATTATCAAAGAATTAGAAAACGATATCGCAGCTCTCTCTGGTTCGGAAGAAAATAAAGAAGAATCAGAAGAAGAAATGCCAGAAGCTCCAGTAGCTGAAGCAAAGGAAGAAGAAAAAGAAGCTCCAGTAGCTGAAGCAAAGGAAGAAGAAGAGAAGGAAGAATTAAAGGAAAGTGAAGAAAAAGAAGAAGAAGTTTCCCTTGAAGAAATTCTTGCAGAACTTGAAGCCGAAGACGACCTAGCCGGTGCTGAAGCACATGGTGGTGAGGACAAGACACACGCAATGGCTGCTAAACTTGCAGGACTCAAGCAAGAACTCGCACAATATAGAGAAGCAGTTAATGTTCTCCGTGGCCGTTTACAAGAAGTTAACTTGTTAAACGCTAAGTTACTCTTTACAAACAAGATTTTCCGTAAGGAAGGACTCAATAATGATCAAAAAGTTCGCATTGTCGAATCATTCGATCGAGCAACCACCGTTCGTGAAGTTAAGCTTGTTTACGCTGCACTTGTAGAAAATCTTTCAGTAGCAGCTAAAACTTTCAACGCATCACGCAAGAAAGTTGTAGTAGAAGGTTTAGCATCAAAAGCTACACCAAGTACAGCACCAAAGGCTGAAGTTATCGTTGAAAATACGATAGCAAAACGTTTACAACAACTCGCAGGCATTCTATAATCTAGGAGAAAATATACATGTCAGTACATGAACTTATTAGTGAAGCTAAGTCCGCTCACGATGTAATCATCAACCAAACACGCGGATTATCAGCAAAGTGGGAAAAGTCAGGTCTTCTTGAAGGCTTAAAGGGATATGAAAAGCAAGGTATGTCAGTTTTGCTTGAAAACCAAGCACAACAACTTATCAGTGAAGTAACAGTAACAAATCCACAAGGTGCAGGCACAGCTGGTGAAAACTGGGCAGGTGTTGCACTTCCATTAGTCCGTAAGGTCTTTGGTTCAATTGCATCAAAGAATTTCGTATCAGTTCAACCAATGAACCTCCCAGCAGGTTTGGTGTTCTATATGGACTTCAAGTACGGTAATACCGCAAACGGTCAAACCGCACAACAATCACTTTATGGTAGTACACTTTCTTCACCATTCACCACTTTCGGTAACCAAACTACCGGTGGTTTGTATGGTGCAGGACGTTATGGCTACTCAATCAATGACGCGTCAGTTGCAATCAATTCAGTAGCATCACAATCAGTAACATTTGCTGATGTAAACTACAATGATGAATTCCTTGTAACTGGTTCATTGACCAAGTACGTAGTACCAGCAGTTTCTGCATCAAACGGTGATTTCTTAGCATCACGTGCATTCGTAATTTCTGGTTCAACCGTTGATTTTGCAAGCAAATTGCTTCCAGAATTTACCAAGTATGATGGTACAAATCTTACCTTCATCGTAAACGCAACTACAAACGATGCAGCAACACATTTGTTCTTTGTCAAGCAACCAACGGACACAACCCGTGGTGACTTTGAAGATCGTACAGGCGGTCCAGTTGACGCAACAACTGATTTGGCAATTCCACAAATTGATTTGGAACTTAAGTCAGAAACTATCGTTGCTAAGACCCGTAAGTTGAAGGCAGTCTGGTCACCAGAACTTGCACAAGACTTGAACGCATACCACTCAATTGACGCAGAAGCAGAATTAACAGCAATGTTGAGTGACTATGTTGCAACTGAAATTGACCTTGAAATTCTTGATATGTTAATTGCAGCAGCACCAGCAGCTAACACCGAATACTGGTCAGCAGAAATTGGTACTGTATGGAACGGTTCAACCTTTGCAGCTAACTCTTTCCAAGGAACTGCATGGACCAATATGACCTGGTACCAAACACTTGGTCAAAAGATGCAAAAAGTATCAAACAAGATTCACCAAGCAACAATGCGTGGTGGTGCAAACTTCGCAGTTGTTTCGCCAACCGCAGCAACAATTCTTGAAACCATTCCTGGCTTCCAAGCTGGTACCGATGGTGACAAGATGGAATTCGCAGCTGGTGTAACCAAGATTGGTTCATTTGCTAACCGTTTCACCGTATACAAGAACCCATACATGAAGGAAAACGTAATGTTGATGGGCTTCCGTGGTTCACAATTCTTGGAAACTGGCGCAGTATATGCACCATACATTCCATTAATTATGACCCCACTTGTCTATGATCCAAACAACTTCACACCACGTCGCGGCGTAATGACCCGTTACGCGAAGAAGATTGTTCGTCCGGAATTCTTCGGTAAGATCTACCTCGACAAGCTCTCAAGAGTTTAATAAACTTTTGATTGTAGTAAAATGGGAACCAGAAATGGTTCCCATTTTTATGCCTATAACACAAGTTATCAAACAGTATTTGATATTTATATCTGTATCTATTTGGGGAGACACATGCAAAATCGTGAACCAATTACGTTTGAAGAAAGACCTGTAAACCCATATGGATTAACTCCATTTGGTTTCTATGATAACGATCCTCAATTTCAAATTGAAGCACCAAAAGCTGCAACATTCGTAGCACGCAGATTGGGATACCCAGTAGTTGATGTTGAGTTAACGCATAGACAAATTTATGCATGTTTTGAGGAAGCAATAACGACATATAGTAATCAAGTTAATCAATTTAATGCACGAGAACATATGTTGTCGTTGCAAGGAATGAGTACGTCTACAGAAATTACTCAACGTAATATTATTTCTACACCAATTCCACAATTGGTAAAATTATCAGCACAATATGGAACTGAAGCAGAAAGTGGTGGTAATGTATCAGTTAAATCTGCAGCAATTAGTGCATCAGCATACACTCAATCATATGATTTACGAAATTGGGTATTGCCAGAAGATACTGGAAAAGCAATAGAAGTTCGTCGTATCTATCACTACATGCCACCAGCCATTGCACGTTACTATGACCCATTTGCAACCACGGGTCTTGGTTTAACGAACTTGATGAGTGAATTTGGATTTGATGGATACTCACCACCAGTTACCTTCGTGATGATGCCGGCATACGAAGATTTACTCCGTATTCAAGCAATTGAAATCAATGATATGATTCGTAAAAGTCAATACAGCTTTAGTATAGCAAATAATATTGTTCATTTTCAACCAGTTTTTAAAGTAAATTCTGTTGTGTGGTTTGATTATATGGTTGTAGATGATAAGATGAGTGGAAATGCACTCTATCAATCTGGCTCAGAAAACTCTATTGTTTCTGATTTTTCAAATATTCCATATGATAATATCCAATACAAAAACATTAATAGTATTGGGCGTTTGTGGATTTACAAATACACATTAGCAACAGCAAAAGAATTATTAGGTAATATACGATCAAAGTATCAAAGAATACCTATTCCTGATGCTGAAATAACATTAGATGGTGAAACTTTGCGTAGAGAAGCTGCGGATGAAAAGAAGGGATTGGTTGAAGAACTTCGTGAAACGTTGGAACAAACGGGACACCAAGCTCAATTAAAAAAGAGTATGGAAAATGCCGAAGCTATGCAGCAAATATTCAAGCACATCCCAACGCCAATATACATTTATTAAGAGATAGTTAATGCCACGCTTTGTATCTGAAAGAGACTTTCAGTTCTTCCAACACATCAACAAAGAAATAGTAATTGAAGTAGTTGATGTACCGGTCGTGTTGTATAGAATAATTCCAGAAATTACTAGTGTAAACATTTACGGTGAATCTACGAGTAAAACTAGATACCGTGGAATTCAATTACATGGATTGGTTCAATATCCTAAAACTGAAGCAGTTTCAGAAGGATTTGGATTTGATACAACACAAACTGTCGAATTTAAATTTGTTAAAAAACTATTACAAGATGTTGATGTGTTTCCTGAAGTTGGTGATATTATTGGATATAATGACAATTTTTATGAAATTGATAATGTAAATGATGTACAATTGATAGCAAGTCGTCCACAATTTGATCATTCAATTATTTGCACAACTCACTTGACTCGTCGTAGTGCAATTAATATTGAGGAAACGCACATATGAGCATTCCAAGATTTAATAGAGCATTAAAAACTACACGAAGCAGAACAAGTCGTGGGGAAGAAAATAAACAAGAAAAAGAACAAATACTACCAACGTCAGTAGGACTGATGACAGTAGATACTTCTATTATCAAATATCTACAATCAAAAATAGTTCCAGTAGTTACACAAGACGGTAAACAAATTAAAGTTCCTGTTATTTACGGAAATCCAGAAAGATGGAAGTCTGTACAACGTGATGGTGCCATCCGTGACAAGAATGGTAAAATTCAGTTGCCAATCATAATGATACGGCGTACAAGCATAAAGAAAAATAGTATGAACTCACCGGTAAACAAATATCAAGAATATCTGTTTAAAACTGGTTGGAATTCTCGTAATATATACGATAAATTTACGGCATTAAATGGAATCACTCCATCGCAAACATTTCAATCTGTGATGGTTCCCGACTATTACGATATTACATATGAAACCATCATATGGACCGAGTATATGGAACAGATGAATAAAATAGTAGAGAGCGTATCTTTTGAAAGTGATGAATATTGGGGTGAAGATAACAATTATAAATTTATAACTAGAATCAATCAATTTGACCAAACAAATGATTTACCAAATGCAAATGACAGACTTGTAAGAAGCAGATGTACTATAGACGTTAAGGCATACATCGTTCCAGAATCGGCATTAAACCGTGATGGAAATAGAGTCAGCACATCCCGTATAAACTACACCGCAAAGAAAGTTGTATTCAATTCCGAAATCGTGACAGACGTAAACGACATATAAAAAAATATCAATGTTTCAGAAAAATTTCATATATTTATGATAGGTATATAATTTTTAAAAAGGATTCTATATGAAAAAGGTCACGCCAGAAGAGTTGAAAGAAGTACAAGATTTACGGGACACGTTATATGTTATTACTTCTACTATCGGTGAAATGCACCTTACAAAAGTGTTGTTACAAAAAGAAATCGAAACCGTAGAAAATAACATAAAAAACGAAGAACAAAAATTCACGGACTTCCAAGAAAGAGAAAAGGTTATTTATAATAAGTTGCAAGAAAAATATGGTACCGGTAACATCGATTTGAATACCGGAGAAATAACAGTATAATATAACCCATTTGGAGGATTCGTATGGCAGAACGCATTGTGTCACCAGGCGTTTTCACTAGAGAAAGAGATTTGAGTTTCTTGACTCAAGGTATTAGTGAAATCGGGGGTGCATTCATTGGACCGACACCAAAAGGTCCAGCATTTATTCCAACTATCGTTAGAAGTCAACAAGAGTATGTTACCCAATTTGGTGAAGCCGACGCAAATCACTATACGGGATTAACAGTAAAAAATTATCTACGTGAAGCAGGTGTAGCAACCATCGTTCGTGTTCTTGGATTAAACGGATACGATAATGATGAAGTTGTACCAGCATTAATCTACGCAAGTGGATCAACTGGTCAAAAATTGTTTGCAGTATTGCATCCAAGTAGTACTGGTAACACTATTTCAGATGTTACTATATTAGGAAATTCTGGAAGTTTTAATCTTTCAGTAAACGTTCCAGGAACCGCAGCTGATATTAGTGCAAGTGGATTAAGTGGCGACGCAGGTTCATCAGCATATCTAGGTGATTTTTTTGGATACACACCGGCAACTAGTAAGGGTGCGTATGTGTATGCAATCTTCCCAGAAGCAATAACATCTGTTGGAACCGCAGTCACTATGTCCGCAGTAACCTCAAGTACAGCATTGTTCTTCTCTGGTTCAGTATACGGTCGATACAGTAACGCATCAACTCCTTGGATTCAATCACAAACAGTTGGTGGTGATAACATTGACTTGTTTAAATTCTGGACATTGGGTGACGGTGTAGCATCAAATAAAGAAATTAAAGTATCATTCTTGAATATGAAAAAAGCATCTGATGAAGATGAGTGGGCAACATTTACTATGTTGATTCGTTCATATGATGATACGGATGCACGTATTGAAGTTCTTGAACAATATGATAATGTAACATTGGATCCAGATAGTCCACAATTTATCGCACGTGTTGTTGGTAATAGTGCTCCATATGACGATCCAAATACTGACGAACGTTATTATCAAGGTGATTTCCCAAATCGTTCAAAGTATGTATATGTTGAAATGAGCGATGCAGTAATTCCAAAAACAGCAGTACCATATGGATTTGCGGCACTACAATCACCAGTAAGTGTAACTTCAACAGCATTAGTATCACCAGATTATGTCACTTCACGTTGGTTGAGTGGTTCAACGGAAGGATATTCAATTGATGCAGTAGATAAGAAGTACTACTATGGTTGGAACTTTATGACCACAGAAGGTACAAATCCATCATATCTTGCACCAATTCCATCAGGCTCAGTAAGTGTTGGTTCAGCATTTAATCTTGAATCATTAAGTGATGTTCCAGATGGATTGACATCAAAGACTATTGATATTGATGATGATGACAGTCTCGCATATCGTAAATTCTCTGTTCCATTCCAAGGCGGATTTGACGGATTAAATCCAGCACGTGATATTAATCTCGGTGGTGACATTGTTGCTTCAAATTCACAAGGATTTAATTTAGCAAATTCAACAACCGATGGTTCAGTAGCATATAAGAAAGCTATCCAAGCTATCAGTAATCAAGACCAATGGGACTTCAACCTTCTTGTACTTCCAGGCGTTATTTACGAATATCATTCGTATATCGCAAACGAAGCATTAAGTTTGTGTGAAGAACGTGGTGATGCATTCTATTTGATGGATACTGTTGGATTGAACTCGACCATTGCAAACGCAACTGGTAAGGCTGCAGAAATTGATAGTAACTATGCAGCAACTTACTATCCTTGGTTAAGAGTCATTGATGTAAATACAAACAAATTGCTTTGGGTTCCACCTTCAGTCATTCTTCCAGAAATTTATGCATACAACGACAACGTTGCAGCAGAATGGTTTGCACCAGCTGGTTTGAATCGTGGTGGTATCGCAAGTGCAGTCGGTGTACGTGCAAGACTTCCACAAGCACTTCGTGACACATTGTACGAAGGTAAGGTAAACCCAATCGCACAGTTCCCAGGTCAAGGCATCTGTGTATGGGGTCAAAAGACCTTACAACGCCGTCCATCAGCACTTGACCGTGTAAATGTCCGTCGTTTGTTAATCGCTGTGAAGAAATATATTGCAAGTGTTTCACGTTACCTCGTATTCGAACAAAACGTGGAATCCACTCGTAACCGTTTCTTAAACATTGTCAATCCATATTTGGCAAGTGTCCAAGAACGTTCTGGTTTGTACGCATTCCGTGTTATTATGGATGAAACCAACAATACACCGGATATTATCGATAGAAACATCCTCTATGGACAACTCTATCTACAACCGACAAAGACCGCTGAATTCATTATTCTTGACTTCAACGTTCTTCCAACGGGCGCTACATTCCCAACAGCGTAAGCTGAAACTGTGGAGGGAACCTAAAAAATTCCCTCCACAAATTCAACTAATTTAATATTTATAGCTAGATATCCTTTCGGAGATTATACATGGCAAACCTAGTACAAGAACAAGAGCTATTCTTTACAGCATTTGAACCAAAAATGAAGAATCGCTTCATCCTTTATATGGATGGTATTCCTTCATACATCGTAAAGAAAATCAATCGTCCAAAGTTAACCCAAGACGCAAAAGCACTTGACCACATTAACGTTCAACGTTATGTTAAGGGCAAAACCAAGTGGGGCACAATGTCATTGACACTTTACGATCCAATTGTTCCATCAGGCGCACAAGCAGTAATGGAATGGGTTCGTTTACACCACGAATCAGTAACAGGCCGTGACGGCTATCTTGAATTCTACAAGAAAGATTTAACCCTCAACGTTCTTGGCCCAGTAGGTGACAAGGTTGAAGAGTGGATTATTAAGGGTGCACAAATTACTCAAGTAGACTTTGCAGAAATGGATTGGGGTGCAGATGACCAAGTTGAATTCACAATTGAAATTCAACCAGACTATTGCGTATTGAACTACTAATCGTAGTTACAATTTAATAATAACTCTCGCAGGTGTTCATTCATCTGCGAGAGTTATATTTTTATAAGTCAAAATCACTCTCTTAATATGGTTTTTGATATTTATACAAGAGTGCTTTTTTCGTGAGAATACTATGGCAGACATTACGGATTTTGATATAGGTCAAGGAGAAACTTTCAAAATTCTTGCACATATATACACCGATACATCTGGTAGTGTTCCTATAGACATTACCAATTACACGTTTGTTGGGCAAATGCGTGAAAACTACACAACAACAGAAGTTGCCGCCACATTTAATGTAGAAAAAATATTACCATATGCTAGTGGTAGTATTTTTGTTAGTTTAACGCCGGAACAAACAGATATGTTAGAACAACGTACATATGTGTACGATTTATTGATGATTACGGGATCTTCGGGCGAAGTTGTTCGTCGTTTATTAGAAGGGGCATTTACGATCAGACCAGCAGTTACTAGAGATTACTAATGGCACATATTGAATTAGATGTTCCAGATTTAAATGTCAATATAGAAAGTGAAATAAATAATACGCGTGTCATTTTACGACAACCTACAACTTTAGTATCCCAGACTTCTCCATACTTAAATGTAGCACAGAGCGCAATAACTGCGTCATACGCAGTAACTTCGTCGTATGCTATTTATGCATTATCGCTTAGTGGGTCTATTGAATCTGCGTCTTATTCTGCGTTTGCAGCGTCATCATCGTATGCATTAACTGCTTCATATGTAAGTGGAGCGGCCAGTACATGGGATACTATTTCAAACAAACCAATTGGATTGGTATCATCATCTACACAAATATCAAACTATAATATATTTGTAACAACTGGTTCAAATCAATTTAATGGAAATCAGTACATTACCGGTTCACTAAATGTAACACAAGGTATAACTAGTTCGTTATTTGGTACTAGTAGTTGGGCAAACTACGCAACCACTGCGTCTTATGTTAGTGGAATGTCAAGTGATTGGGACGATATAACAAATAAACCTAGTGGACTTGTATCCAGTTCGGTACAAATTAATACTGGGTCATTTAGTGGATCATTTACTGGTCAACTTATTGGTACCAGTAGTTGGGCAAATAATTCAATTTCAAGTAGTTACGCAGAAACTTCTAGTCTAACATTTAAAGTATCAGTATATACGGGAAGTGCAACGGTCGGCCAGGCATCGTACACCGGCTCATTTACTGGTTCTTTCAACGGTACAGCAAGTTTCGCAACTACAGCATCGTATGCATTAAATTCTTCGGCAATAACATCGTCAGCTACCGCACCGGCATATCCTGCTCAGAATGAACTATGGTATGATAACACAACTGGTAAAACATACATCTATTATGTTAGCGCAAGTCAAGGGCAGTGGGTATTACAATCAGACCCAACATACGATGTAGGTGCTGTTGTACAAGCAGCAAGTTCATCTATAACGTTTACTATTCCAAATTTTCAACCAACTACACCATTAACTGGATCAATTTATTTTTCTGGTAATTGGTTGTATATCTATAACGGCACTAAATATGTTAGTGCAAGTCTAAATTAATAGGAATGTGATATGTTAAGTTTTCCGACAAACCCAACGACGGGACAGCAATATACAGATGGAAATGGAAAAGTGTGGAAATACGATAGCGTGAAGTGGAATATATCCAACACGCCCGGCATCAAACAATTTTTCGGAACAAAAATTAGTTTAGCAAATGATGTATTTTTAAATGATACATTAAGTACAATACCATGGGATACAGAAGAATTTGATACCTCTGGGTTTTTTAATGCATCAGCTGCAACTATAATACGCATTCCAACTACCGGATACTATAGATTACATTTGTCAATATACACGGGACAAGAAGGTAACGGTGCGTCATATACTATCGAATTAAAAAGAAACTCATCGACATTAATACAAGAGTCGATGGCTGCTTATCAATCGGGTATATATGACGTAACTACATTATTAAATAGCGGTGATGAAATTATATTATATGCGTCCGAAGATAATAATATTGGTAGATTAGTTGAAGGTACATTCGTGGAAGTTCAGTTGGTGGGATATACATTCGGTAGTTCGTTAATTCCTGGATTTGAATTTAGCGGAATAAAAGCAGAATTGCAAAATCAATTATCGGTATCAAGTACAGAAACTGCTATAGAATGGTTAACATCTGATATTGTATTTAATACAAATGCTGATTCGGCAGGAAACGTATATTGGGATAACGGCGAACCTAGCAAATTTACAGTATCCACTGCTGGATATTATAGATTACGTGCATTTATTTTAACTGGTATAAATGGTTCATCTGATTCATATACGATTAATGTCAAAAAAAACAACACCACAGATATAGAAACAATAACGTTAGGCGCAAACGAATCGGCTGAATTAGACGAAACATATTATTTAGAATTAAATGATTATATAGAAATAACATATAGTAATACTGAAAATTTAGGTACTATAGAAGCAGACAATACATTTTTTGAATTAACACGGTTAGGAGTATAGTATGGCATTTATCAAATCGACAAATCTTATTACTGACGTTGCACTCACTGTAGATGGTTTGGTAGGTGGAACTAATGGTAAAATAGTACGAATAAGTGGAAACAATACTGTAACCAACGCAAGTTATAATGACACGGCATCTCAATTAAATGCAGTACTATTTAAACAGGCAGGCGTATATTACGCAGCAGGTGTAATACCGGAATTAAGTGGACTTGTAGCAGGCGCTCCATATTTTCTTGATGAGTTTGGTGGATTAACTTCATCACCACCAACACCATCTTCAACAATTCGAGTATTATATATTGGATTTGCAATTAATACTACTGATTTACTTTTCCGTCCTGGTATTCCTATCTCGGGTTAATTATGGCACAAATTTATAATTGGAACGTAGAAGGTTTTCGTAATTCCTATGAAAAATACGTATACAAACAAAAAGGATGTAAAGCTAAACACATAAAGAGTTGTGTGTGTACTGGAAAACTGGCAACATACTGTCGTCAGTATTTTACATCTATGAAAATGTTTGATATCCGTGCGCAACATATTGTCACACATTTTAATCTTGCCGCAGGTAGTCGGGTGTTGGTCGCAGGATGTGCATTAGGATTTTTGATGGAATCATTACAAAAGTTGGGTATGGTCGTATACGGATTTGATAATTCATCTTATATTCAATTACTAACCAAAGACCCCAAAAATCCAGAAAAAATACAATTTCCAATTCATAATATTGATATTACGTCAAGTAACTTTACTACCGAAATACAACAAGCAACGGGTCACACCGCATTTGATTGTATAGTGACTGAAGATGTACTCCCGTCATTTGATGACTTTACACAAATTATTTTTAATTGTAATAGTGTGTCACAGAAGGTATTTCATATTGTAGATTTAGATTGTGGTGAAGCATTTACTAATAAAACAGTAGAGCAATGGATCGATGTCAGTCCTTCACATACGTGGGCAAATTACGAAGGAGTAGTGTTAAATGCCAATAACTAATGTCACTAGAAGTGTAGACCTTAATAATACTAAATGGTATCTCCCACATCCCGCAGGTTGCGGGATGGACGAGGGATATTATATTATTTATTCAGCAAGTTCCACATCTAATCAGATCAATAACGGCTCTGGATTAATTAGAGCGTATAAATGGAATACATTACTATCTGGATCTCGTACTGATGGGTTTCACACGATAACAGGAACCGTACAATTAGTATCGGAAAGTTTAAGTGGGTCTAGCAATTGGGTCAATTATCACGGTAGTGATATTATTCATATTGGTCGTGGTGTAAACGATATTACTGGTGTTCGTGAAGATGATGCGTTTTTCTTTGCTCATTTAGGACAATATGGTACGACTAGTGCGACACTTGACGATTTCTTCTATTGGGATCGTTTGTATGTACCGACCGGATCATATACTTGGGATTTTTATCAATATCATGCACACAATCCTACGTCATATGCGACATTTAATAATGGTCGATTTGTAATGGGAGCAGAAGATAGACAAGGACCAACTGGAATTGAAGAATATGGGCATATGATTAACGTGTCTGTAAAATCTGGAGCAACAAATTATTTATCTGTTATGGCTCGCGTTCACACACCGTCCGTTGGTGGTGCACACAATTCTCATAACGATTTAGAACTTCCATCTGTCACAAATAAAAATTATATGATGGGTGGTATAATTAATGGATCATCTGATAGATTTCATGCATTTTACTTGACAGCAAATGGATCACAATGGGATGTATTTTCTCGTACATTTAATTATGTTAATCAAGTGTTTAATGCCGAAGTCAATCATGGGACATATGATTTAGCAGATGCACAGATTGCTAGAACACCAGGGTCGTCTAGTTTGTATCCATTTCGCGCAAGTGTAGGAAAACGTATAGGATCGGAAATATATATTCCTGCTATTTACAATAGCGGTTCTTCTGGAAAATTTGACTTAAAGGTGTGGAACTTTACATCCGCAAATAACCTATCAGAACTCCCAACAGTAACAACTATTATCAGCGGTTCGAATGTACGACCGGATTGTCATTTAGAAATTGCTAATAATACTTTATACGCAGCGGTCAGTAATACAAATGATGGTGGAGTAAATTTGTATAAATATAGTGCTAGTGTGTGGTACAATCAAGGACAAATTGTATCTAATAATCCTGGAAAATATTTACGTGTTCACGGATTGAACTTTAATGTAGAAGAATTCAAATTTTACACAATGATTTCCGGTGACGCTTCGGGGTCGGGTACGACATATTCTGGGTCAGGTGTGTACTCCTTTTCTCCAGACATCCCGTTTTTAGGTTATAAGCATTTAGATTACATCACAGGTAGTAATTCATTTATTGTACGAAATGCCTTAACAAATGGCTACGTGCAGTTTGATACATCAACGGGTACATTAAAACGTTCTGGATCTCAAGAACCACAAGGTCTTGATGTGACTATGCCCGTTTTACAATATGATGATAGCAGTACACAATTTTTTGATAAACGACAAGCTGTTTTGTCGGCCGACGAAAATTTTATACAAGGTATAGAATTACAGGACGGTCGCCAGTTATTTGTGGGTACTAAAGCAGCGATAGATGATGACTTTGATATTAATTATAACAACGGTCTTATCGCATTGTTTAGTCCAGGAGATACATCGCCACCAGAATATTACCAAGTTACTGGACGTTTTGATGACTTTATTACGGGCGTAACACAAGCATCAAATGGTAAAATTTATATTGTCGGATATACTAAAGATGAATTAGTACCGAAAAGTAGATTATTCGTACATGGTATTGGTCGTGGATTAGTAAAGTCAATGAACACTACAGAAAAAATTGAATTTATTGATATGGTAACGGACAGTACGGGGTCACAATACTATGCTGGGAACCATATTCAAAGTTCAAGTATTGTAGTTGCAAAATACGACAAGGATTTTGATCTTCAATGGCAACGAGATATATCTGGTGGGTCATTAGCAGATACCGCATATGCAATTACTCGGGACACCTTGGGATACCTATATGTCGCCGGTGGTACTACTAACAGTGGAAGTGGAAATCAAGATGCATTATTAATTAAGTTAGACTCTACTGGATCTATTGTGTGGACAAAAATGTACGGTACGTCTGACAATCAATATGCAAGCTCTGTTGCTCGGGTCACAAAAAATAACACAGATTATATTTTACTTTCCGTTGTTTCGGGTAGTACAACAACTCTTACAACGGTTGATACTGACGGTACTATTCAAGAACAAAACTCGTATCCTAATTTAGTAGTAAATAGAGTACGCAGACATGAAACCACATCAGACGGTAGGTTTACCTTTGCAGGAAAAATTACGGGAAGTGTCAGTACAGCATCATTTGGAGTAGGAACAATTATCAACACTCCAATGATAGAATGGATGCGCAGTCACAACAGCGCTTCTACAAATACGGAAGCAATGGACATGCGAAACACCGGTACGGGTTCTGGATATTTGGAATATGTAGTGGTGGGTACGGAAGGTACGAATGGATTTGCAACAGAAATTGTTAGTCAAAGTGGTGGACTAACAAGTCAATGGACAACTACTACGTCAGGTTCATATTGGAAAGCAGTCTCCGCATCTCCATCATCGGTCGCCACTTCATCACGACGATTTTTTGCTGTGGGGTATGCAAGTAGTTCTGGTACACAAGTAACTGGTGCTGAACATGGGGGTGGTGATGGTATTATTGCTGGATTTGATAACACGGGAAGTGTATTCTTTATTAATGGATTAGGTCACGATAAGGCAGAATCATTATATGCAATAGAACGTGATGTTACGACATTTAATTATATCACTGCAGGGTGGTCAGAATCACATACCAACGGACGCCGAGGATTGATATTTAGATTTGCTCGTACTGGTTTTGGAACTGGTAATCATCATTTACAAGATGAAACGGGAATGGATATGTGGTATGCTTCTGCTTCAGCACTAACTTCAACCGCAAGTTTAGGTACATCCAGTACATCAACAACACCAACTAATACTGCAGGAACATTATTAACAAGCGCGTCTATAACATTTACTTCAATATCTAGTTCATACATGAACGAAATTTACGAAGGTAGTAATGTGTTTGACGGATTTTTTGGCGTACTAGATTTAAACGATTTACAAGAATATAAAAATTCCGGCTCTTATATTGAAGGAGCAATTAATCCTATTAATAGTTTAGTTACATGGACACAAATTGGTGTAGCCGGTGACGGTGAAGCAGACGATGGTAATATCTTTGCGTACGATGTAATTGAATTAACCTCGGGTAGTAACGCAGGACGTATTGGAATTGCAGCGGTAGCATCTGGTGACGTAGTAGCATATAATACGGGTAACACGGGTGTGTACGATTATATGATTGCGTTTTATGATCCCGCTAATCCACTTTCTGATACCGGATTCTTAATTAATCAGATTGGTACAGAATTCGATGAAGAAATTTATTCGCTTACCGAATTATCAGATGGGCGGGTAGCATTCGTTGGTCGTACAGCGGGCGACCTTGGTGGTACGCCCGTAGGTGGATATGATATTTTCTTGGGTATCACCGATGTTCGTAACTTGACACAATTTGTCCCACCTGCCGGCGGTGCGGCACGATTTACCACCGACTATTATACTACTGGATCTGGGTTAGCTGACCGAGGATTTGTTGTGCATGATATAAATAACGTTATACCAAATACGTTAGCAATTACGTATGAAACTGCTGGTGACGTTGGTGGTAGTGCAAATCTTGGTGCAGAAGATATCGGTATTATTTTATTTAATTATAGTACTGATACTTGGGGCAATGTCTATCAGTTAGGTACCACACAAAACGATACATTAAATACTTTTGGCAAACCAAGCACGTATTTGAGAGATGGTCGTATTGCAATTGTAGGGTCTACTACAGGTGTATTTGCTGATGATGGAAATTCGTTTGGTTCTAGTGATGTGTTTGTGGCGATATTTGATATAACAACGGAAACGTGGAAAAAATATCAAATAGGAACTGGTGCGGCAGATTTTGGTAATTCCGTACAAGTTGGTGCAGGTAACAAACTAATTATAGCAGGCACTACTGCTGCATCATTTACCTCACCAAATGATGGAATTACGGTTAGTTTTAATGCGGCACGTGGAATTAAGGGACGAATAACAGAATAACGGAGTTATGTACTATGGCAAATTTAGTAGAAATTCTTACAAAACGATATCCAAATACGATATGGACATGTGGTAATGATGATTACAACACATTAGCTTGGTATCCAGAAAACACAATACCAAAACCCACAGAATTGGAGCTTCGTGGATTGGATGCGGAAGTATCATTAGAACTAAAGTGGGATGTGGTTCGTGCTGACCGAGATGAATTATTACAATCATCAGATTGGACGCAGTTATCTGACAGTCCGTTAGATGCTGGACAAAAAGCTGCGTGGGCATCTTATCGTCAAGAATTACGAAACGTTCCTCAACAACAAGTAGAACCTGAAAACATTATTTGGCCCACTCAACCGTAATATGAGGTAGTAGATGGCCAGAATATATTCACAAGCTGCACAAACAGCAGCTTCAGGATCCCCTCTAACTGCATACAGTAGTCGTACTTCCGTAAGTGTTAGTGTTACGGCGGGTAAACGCTATGCGATATTCTGGTCAGCAATAATGAGTCATAGTGCGTTAACTTCTCGTGCGCGCGTTCGACTACAAAACGTTACTAATGGAGTAACATTACAGCAATTTGAATTTGAACCACAAGACTTAACGGACAGAATGAGTGCAGTGGATGTAAACGTATTTACTGCTTCATCTACTACAACAATTGAATTTGCTATACAATGGAGTGCATCCGCCGGTACTGCTACCATTTCTGACGCGTATATTAATGTGTTAGAATTAGATGATGCTGACGTTTCTTCATATGATAGCACACAAATTGCTACAACAAATGCCGTAGCTACTCCAATAGATTCTATTAATATTCCTGCTGGCGAATGGTTTGTGTTTGGATCGTGTAACGTCAATACTCCACGAACGGCACAAGCAGCGGATGATATGGTTGTACAATTGTCTGACGGCACAAACACCTATATGGTACGAACACAGTATTATGCAAAAGATACATTAGGAATAACACCATATTTTGCAATCGTAACGGCTTCTCTTGGTGCAACAACAACGTTTTCACTAGAACATAGCTCACCAAACGGACAAAATATTGTCAATCAATATCGAACATTATTAGCATTAGACAGGTCTAAATTTGCAGAAACGTATGCCGCGGTCAGTGAATCTGCACAAATAGACTCTACAAGTGCCGGTGCACCAACCGCCATAATAACATATACGCCAACTATTGCAAACACAGGCAATCATTTAGTGGTGGGTACGTGGACGACAAAAATTAGCGCAACTAACTCATCAGTCTTTTCTCACTTTGGTACTTCAACTACGGAACCTGGTCAATATACAGCAACCCGCCAACCACTCCGTGAAGCATCCGTTAATAATATTGACGAATTTGCACACGGATGGACGGACGTTGAATCATTAACTGCGGGGTCGATTACAAAAGTCATCGCATGGCGTCCAGAAGCAAACGTAAATGCGACAATTTCTGATGCAGCCATTGTTATTATGGATTTGGATGGTGCCGTTGCTGCACCGAGTCCAACGCCAACTACAACACCAACACCAACACCAACACCGTCTATTACTGTAACACCATCTATTACCACTACACCAAGTATAACTGTTACCCCTAGTATTACTACAACGCCTAGTATTACAACAACGCCTAGTATTACCACCACCCCAAGTATTACGCCATCTATTACGACCACACCGTCTATTACTACTACACCGAGTGTTACTACAACGCCGAGTATTACTAGAACTCCAAGTATTACCACTACGCCTTCTATTACCACTACACCATCTATTACTGTAACACCGTCTATCACAACAACGCCGTCAATTACTATTACGCCAAGTATAACACCATCTATTACAGTCACACCATCTATTACCACAACGCCGAGTATTACTACCACGCCGAGTATTACGCCAAGTATTACTACAACACCGTCTATTACTACCACGCCTAGTATTACTACTACCCCAAGTGTCACACCTTCCATTACCACAACACCAAGTATTACGACTACTCCGAGTATTACTACAACACCCAGCGTTACTAATACACCGTCTATTACTAGAACTCCAAGTATTACTACTACGCCTTCTATTACCACTACTCCAAGTATTACGACTACCCCAAGTATTACTGTAACGCCATCTATTACTAGAACGCCATCTATTACTACAACGCCTAGTATTACTACTACACCAAGTGTCACACCTTCCATTACCACTACACCATCTATTACCACTACACCATCTATTACTACAACCCCAAGTATTACTACTACCCCAAGTATTACTACTACCCCAAGTATTACTACTACCCCAAGTATCACCACAACACCAAGTATTACACCCAGTATTACTACTACACCATCTATTACTACAACGCCAAGTATCACTACCACTCCTAGTGTCACGCCAAGTATTACCGTTACGCCATCTATTACCACTACACCAAGTATTACTACTACTCCGTCAATTACAACTACTCCGAGTATTACCACAACACCGTCTATTACGGTAACGCCTTCTATTACCACTACGCCGTCAATTACCACTACTCCAAGTGTCACGCCATCTATTACCACCACGCCTAGTATTACTACTACACCTAGCGTCACGCCTAGTATTACTACTACGCCAAGCGTTACAACTACTCCAAGCGTTACGCCATCAATAACCACTACGCCGAGTATTACTACTACACCATCTGTTACCACTACGCCGAGTATTACTACTACCCCAAGTATTACTACTACGCCGTCAATTACTACCACACCAAGTATAACACCATCGGTTACAGTTACACCATCTATTACAGTCACACCATCTATTACAACAACACCATCGGTCACTGCTACGCCATCGGTTACCGTTACGCCTTCTATTACTGCTACGCCATCTGTTACTAGAACACCTAGCGTTACACCATCAATAACGGTAACACCAAGTATAACAACTACGCCAAGTATTACTACTACGCCAAGTATCACGCCAAGTATTACTACTACACCATCTGTTACTACTACGCCGTCTATTACTACTACTCCAAGTATTACGCCGTCGGTTACAATTACGCCAAGTATTACTACAACACCGAGTATCACACCTTCTATTACTACAACACCATCTGTTACGGCTACGCCAAGTATTACTACAACGCCATCTATCACCACAACTCCAAGTGTAACAGTTACACCAAGTATTACAGCTTCACCTGGTGTATCTGTAACTCCATCAATAACTGTAACTCCATCAATAACCACAACACCTTCTATTACACCAAGTATTACAGTAAGTCCTAGTATTACAGCAACCCCTAGTGTTACTGTAACTCCTTCGGCTACAACAACACCATCTATTACAACAACGCCTTCTATTACCACTACGCCAAGTATTACTACTACCCCAAGTATTACTACTACGCCGTCAATTACTACCACACCAAGTATAACAACTACGCCATCTATTACTACTACGCCTAGTATAACTGTTACCCCAAGTATTACTACTACGCCTAGTATTACCACAACGCCTTCTATTACCGCAACACCATCTATTACTGTTACGCCAAGTATTACTACTACCCCAAGTATTACTACTACGCCGAGTATAACAACGACCCCAAGTGTCACACCTAGTATAACAACTACGCCAAGTATTACTACTACGCCAAGTATCACACCAAGTATTACAACTACGCCAAGCGTTACAACTACGCCAAGTATTACAACTACGCCAAGTATTACTAGAACTCCAAGTATTACAACTACGCCAAGCGTTACAACTACGCCAAGCGTTACAACTACGCCAAGCGTTACACCATCAATAACCACTACGCCATCTATTACCACTACCCCGAGTATTACTACTACCCCAAGTATTACTACTACCCCAAGTATTACTACAACGCCAAGTATTACTAGAACGCCGTCTATTACTACTACACCAAGTGTTACTCCATCTGTTACTACAACGCCTAGTGTTACACCATCCATCACCAATACGCCATCTATTACCACCACACCAAGTGTTACACCAAGTGTTACTATTACGCCAAGTATTACTACAACGCCTAGTGTTACACCATCCATCACCAATACGCCGTCTGTTACAACCACGCCTAGTATTACTACAACACCGTCTGTTACAACCACGCCTAGTATTACTACAACACCGTCTATCACGGCAACGCCATCTATTACCACAACGCCAAGTATTACCACAACGCCAAGTATTACAACTACGCCAAGTATTACTAGAACGCCGAGTATCACTACAACACCAGGATCAACACCATCTGTTACCGTTACACCGAGTATCACTACCACGCCGTCTATTACCACTACACCTAGTGTCACTAGAACACCTTCTATTACTACTACCCCAAGTATTACTACTACGCCGTCTATTACCACAACGCCAAGTATTACTAGAACGCCCAGTATCACGCCATCTATTACCACTACGCCGTCTGTTACTTCTACACCCAGTATCACTACTACACCGTCTGTTACCAGAACACCATCAATCACAACTACGCCAAGTATTACGCCAAGTATTACTACTACGCCGTCAATTACTACCACACCAAGTATTACTACTACGCCATCTATTACCACTACGCCGTCTATTACTACTACTCCAAGTATTACTAGAACGCCTAGTGTCACTAGAACGCCAAGTATCACGCCATCTATTACCACTACGCCGTCTATTACCACAACGCCAAGTATTACTAGAACGCCATCTATTACGACTACCCCAAGTATTACTAGAACAACAAGTGTTACACCTAGTATTACTACAACGCCTTCAATTACTACTACCCCAAGTATTACTACTACCCCAAGTATTACTACTACCCCAAGTATTACTAGAACGCCTTCTATCACAACTACACCAAGTATCACTAGAACATCAGGCGTTACACCTAGTGTTACTACAACTCCGTCTATTACACCATCAATTACCGTCAGTATTACCCCATCAATAACTAAAACCCCATCGATAACACCGACTCGTAGTGTAACAAAAACACCAACGGTTACGCCAACTATTACACCGACTCGTTCAACTACCCCTACAGTAACACCGAGTGTAACAATAACACCTTCTATAACTCCATCAATTACCCCGTCTGAAGTAAAAGTTAGTGATATAGCAATTTATGGTATAGAATTACGTTATAAAGTTGGAATGGTGGAACATTCATACATTGGTGGTGTAAATCAATCTTTACCTGTAAAAGACCAAGGTAATATTTGGGTGTACGGAGAACAATTATTATACAGTGATTATAGTGGGGTGACAAGAGTAATTACTGGTGCTAGAGTACAAATAACCAATCGTAAAGCAGGTGAAATATTTATCAAAAATGGACGTTTGTATTGGGTAATTGGTGATGATATTACAAATTATGAGTTCGCATTATCTAACGAATCTTCATTTAGTTATTAAAATTCATATTTATATGAAATGTATAACGTGAGGTGTATTCGTGGCTGAGACAAGACTTTCTGGCGCATTAATAAGAACTGGAACGAATATCGGACCTGTGAACAAACTATCAGTTGGAGATGTGACCACACCAAGTGGTTCTCTTCATGTTGGCGGTACGACAGTTCTACAACAAATATTAGAAAAAAATACTATTGCTGCGACTGCGGCAACGGGGACAATTAATTTTAATGTATTATCACAAGGGGTGTTGTATTATACAACCAACTCATCGGGTAATTGGACTCTAAACTTCACAGGTGACATTTCAACTACATTAAATAATATAATGTATATTGGGCAAAGTTTGAGTTTGGCGTTTTTAGTAACAAACGGTTCTCCCGCATTTTATGTCACATCTCATACAATTGATGGTGCTTCTGTAACACCAAAATGGCAAGGTGGTGCTGTTCCCTCAGCGGGTAACACAAATTGTATTGATGTGTATTCGTATGTTATAATAAAAACAGCAAATGCTACATTTACTGTGTTAGCATCAGTAATACCTTTCGTTTAATAAGATTGTATGACTCCGGTACTTGGTGCACGAGGTGGTGCTAGTGTTAGGTCGTTTGGTTTATTTGGGGCAATAACACCAACGCCTACGCCTTCAATTACTCGTACTCCATCGGTTACACCAAGTATTACTCCGTCGAGAAGCGTAACGCCTAGTATTACACCATCAATCACAATTACGCCAAGTATTACGCCTTCTATTACTAGAACGCCAAGTATTACTCCGTCAATAACAGTAACAACTACACCTAGTGTTACTAACACCCCTTCAATTACGATAACTCCGTCTATTACTGCTACTACTACGCCAAGTATTACAGTTACACCTTCTATTAC